CATTCTAAATGTTCCACGTTTTACGATCTAGCGTTCCACAATGACGGCGGTGCCGTCATTGTGGAGGCATGGGGCGGCATGGGTGGGGTGGGCAAGGAATCTTTTTCCAGCCCGCCCCTGCCACTCGGGTTTCACGTCTCCACGGTTTTGAGCGAGCGGGTGCGCAAACGTGTTTGCGCATGGTTTGGGCGCAAGTTTTGCGCTTTGCGCGGATTTGATGCGCTTTGACACTGAAAACGCATCATGGCGCGGTCGCATGCAGAATCGGGGCTGGTGAAGCTCTATATGGCTGCGAAGGGGGTAGCCCTTCGCACGGCGCAGCTGCATGCCAAAAACCGGCATCCGGACTACGTGGCGTTTTTGGCGACGCAGGGGGCAAAGGCATTGGAGGTCTCCGATCCTAGCGAGGATCAGAAGCGGGCACTGGTGGCGGTGATGGGTGGGCAGACGCCCCCGGGGGATCGGCTGGTGCATGTGGCACCGCCTGCGATGGAAAAGCCGCAGGATCAGTGGACGCCCGAAGAGTATGCCGAGTGTCAGGCGTGGGCCGGGCTCGTCGCTGCCAATGCGCAGCGCGAGCAGGCTTTGAAGCAGGGCGATCCCATGGCGGCAATCGGCTTTGTGAAAATCGCGGCCGATTCGTTGAAGTCCTACCACCTCGCTCGGCAGCGTCGAGTGCAGTCCGAGCTGGAAAGCGGACGACTACAGCCCATGTCCGCCTGGCAGGACGCCAAAGCCGCGCTCATGAAATTCGTTTCGCTTTTTGCCTCCTTTGAAGGCCGCATTGCCCAGCGGGCCAATCCTGATAACCCGCAGCATGCCATGCGGGCGATCTCGCAGTGGCGTGAAGAGGAATTTAACCCCGCGCTCGAAAACGTCCTCGCGGAGCTCACGGTATGAACCCCACGCCGCAGCAACGCCGCGCCGCCGCCGTGCAAAGCGAAGTCCTCGGCATGTTCCGCACGCAGCGTCGTAAAGCCGTCGTGCCCTGGCTGGAGGAGAACATCATCCTCCCCCGCAAAATGGCACCCAACTCCGCCGGGCCGTTCCGCACGGCCTCGCGCCCGTTTCAGCGGCCCATCTTGGAATGCTTCAACCCCGAGGCGGGCATCAACGAGTGCGGCGTTTCCGCCGGGGTGCAGATCGCCAAGACGACCATGCTCACGCTCGGGGCCTCGTATCGACTCGTCAACGCCCCCATGCCCATCCTCATGATCGGCAGCTCACGCGACTGGACCAAGACCGAGCTCAGCGAAAAGCGGATGCAGGTGCTCATCGACGAGAATCCCATCCTCGCCGCTTGCAAGCCCGCCAACTCCGACCGCTACCGTTCCATGTCGATGGATCTCTCTGGCGGCATGGTCAACTTGGTCGGCGGCAACTCCCCCGGTGCCCTCTCCGGCGGCTCCTACGGCATCACCCTATGCGACGAAGCCTCCAAGCTCATCCAGAGCGAAAGCGACCAGGCACCCGAGGCCCACCCGTTTCACCTCATCGCCAAACGCACCGACGGCTTTGGCGCTCTCGAATTTCACTACTACTCCAGCACGCCAAACAGCCCCACGCATCCTTTTTGGAAATACATCCTCGCCGGAGACCAGACCCATTTCTACACCGAGTGCCCGCACTGCCACGGCTGGTTTTATCTCGACTTCATCGGCCGCCCGGAAGATGTCGAAGACTACAACACCCACCTCGGACTCACCCTGCCCAGCGATTACAAATCGCTCACCTGGGACAAGTCCGCCCGTGAAGCCTCCGGCCAGTGGGACGAGACCCGCGTCCGCGAATCCGTGCGCTACCTCTGCCCGCACAACGGCTGCGAGATCACCGAGCTACACAAGCAAGCCATGGTCGAAGGCTGCCTCGAAAAACGCCACAACTTACTCGCCGCCAAAAACCGCCGCACCTTCATCCTCCCCTCCTTTTACTCACCCACCAAGAGCTTCGGCACCATGGCCTGGGACTTCCTCGACTCGCTCAAGGACATGTTCGGCCTCCAGGACTACTACAACAGCCGCCTCGCCCGCCCCTGGACCGAATTCAACGTCAACCTCAAGATGGAGGACGTCGTCAAAGCCATCGCCGACGGCAAAAACGGCCGCCCGCTCTATCGACGCGGCACCTTGCCCTTCAAGCCCCTCCGCCTCCTCCTCAATGCCGACCCCGGCGAAGCCACCACGCACTGGGAGCTCGTCGCGCTCGCCAAAGACGGCGGCGTTTGGGTTTGCGACTGGGGCACCGTCGTCTCGTCCAAGGATCTGCTCGCCAAAGACTTCCTCCGCGCCCGCCACATCATCGTCGAGGGCACCAACGAAAAAGTATTCCCCGTGCGCGGCTACCTCGACACCGGCTGGATGCAAGACGAGCAGCTCGACGTCTGCGCCGCCTCCAAAGGCTTCTTCATCGCCGTCAAAGGCTCCGACGCCAAGCACGGCCAGCTCCACGAGACCCGCGTCGCCACCCGCCCGCAGATGTCCCTCCTCATCTTCAACGACCGCGAGGTGAAAAACATGCTCTACGCCAACCGCATGATGAAACGCACCGACGGCGGCTTCCATCTCCCCTGCGATGCCGACCCCGAAGTCAAGCTCGGCCACACCGGCCAAAAACGCGACGCCGACGGCGAATGGCAAAAAGTCCCTGCCGACCACTTCGGCGACTGCTCCAAATACACCTGCATTGACTACCAGCTCCTCCGTGCAGGTGGGATGATTTGAACGCTGGGGCTGAGACACTGAACGAACCAACACTATGAGCGACGATCTACCAAACTACCATTGCAAGCCGGATAGCACCCTAGCAACTAAACCGCTAAGTGAGGTTGGCTCTCCAGCCGATGGTTCAGCTTCGCCGGTGACTGATGACGCATGGGAAAGCTATAATCGACAAGCTTGCGGAATGCACTACGTCGCTCACAAAATGCGCGAACTGGAGCAAACTGTCCGCGAACTCATGCGAGTCTGCTATGACGAGGCAAACAGACTGGCAAACCACGGCAGCAACGGACTGGAAAAGCTGGTGATGTCGCAACTCTATGATGCAGCCAACGCTGCAAAGAAGAAGCTGAACCCCCAGCCCGGCAACTAGCAAGCCCCCTCGTCACTCCGGTCAATGCCGTCACCACGGTCCACCGCCGCCCCTTTGACACCCACCCGCCCGCATGGCGGCCGTATCCATCGCAGACCTCACTTCCGACTATCGTTTCCACGCCCGCATCCTGCATCCGGGCGACAACGCCGCGCAGCTCCAATGGCTCACCGATCAATACCTCCTTCTCGCCGAAGATCGCAGTGGAGCCGAGATCACCGCCCATGCCTTTGAAGGCTCCTCCCACTCCGCGCAGTTCCGCGATTCCTCACCCGAGCAGCGCCGTCAGGCCGTCCAGGCCGCCATCGAAGCCCTCGAAAACCAAATCGCCGGACTCGTCGCCAACTCCGAGCGCCGCCCCTTCGGCATCCGCTTCGCACCCGGCCGTGAACCTGCTGCCCTCCTGGGCTGATTCATTCGTCCTTCCTCATTCTGGTTTCCTCATTTGCCGCCATGCCACGCAAAAAACGCCCCGTTTCCGCCGCGCCCGCCGCCATCGCCCGCGACACGCCCATCACCAACGTCGCCACCTCCACCACGCCCGGCAGCTACCGCACCACCCCGCGTTACACGCCTTGGAGCCTCAAGAGCGTCGAGCGCATGCAACGCAGCAAAGACCTCGTGCAAATCTCCCGCTTCCTGCAAAGCGAAGAAGGCATTCCGCAGGTGCGCTATGGCATCCAGCAGCTTCCGCGTGAAGCCGTCGGCAAAGGCATCGGTTGCAAGTCGATCTCGCAAAACGCCGACTTCCGCCGCGAAGCCACCGCTCTCTTCAAAAAGTGGGCCGAATCCCCCGCCATCGACATCCGCAAGGAGCACAACCTCTTTGCCATCCAGCCCATGCTCCTCTCCGCCATGCTGGGCGATGGTGAGCTCTTCATCCTCCCCGTCTATGAGCCCGGCGGCGCATCCTGGAGCCTCAATGACCGCAGCAAGCGAGCCTTCCAAATCCAGCTCGTCAGCCGTGACCAGCTCACCAACGGCGATGTGAAATCCACCGAGGCCCGCAGCCTCCGCTGGTTCGATGGCCTCCAATACAACGGCCTCGATCAGCTCCAGCTCCTCCGCCTCAATCAAGACGCGGATGCCACCGGCTACATGCCGTCCAAAAAGTTCACCGACATCGCCGCGGTGAATGCCATGGGGCACCGGAACATTTTCCACCTCAAAGACCCCACCCGCATCCATCAATACCACGGCGATCCCATCATCTTCGCCAGCGGCCGCGATCTCCTCGACTCCCTCGATCTCAAAGCCCTCCGCAAGCACAGCGCCAAAGTCCGCGCCTCCCTCCTCGGAGCCACCACCACCCGCGACGGCAAAATGCTCAATGCCATGCAGCAGATCGCCGTCGCCGAGCAGAGCGGCACCCCCGCCGCCGATACCGGCCGCCGCTTCGTCGAAGTCGCCGAAGGAGCCGTCTTCCTGCCTCTCAGCGACAACGAATCCTTTAACTTCTTCAACAACCCCTCCGAAGGCATCCCTTTTCGCGACATCCTCGCTGATCTCATCCACCCCTTCCTCTTCGAGCTGAAGTATCCGCCTGAGTGGATCTTCACCCGCGGCAAAGTCGGCGGTGTTGAATATCGCGGCTTGCTCCAGCAAGTCGCCCGCGCCCATGAGGGACTCCGCGCCCGCCTTTACCCCTTCCTTGAATGGCTGTGGGAAAAAGTGATCGGCACCGCCATGCAGCCCGGCGGCCCGCTCTACGCCTACGCCACGGTCCCCGACTGGAACCAAATCGACTTCGTCACCGATCCCGATCCCACCGTCGATGCCGGACGCGACAACAAAGCCGACCTCGAAAACCTCGGTGAAAACCTCATCACCCCCGATGACTTCATCGAGCGCCGCACCGGCATGGATGGCGAGGCCGTGCGCCACGCCGCCATTGAGCAAAAGCTCAACAGCATCCGCTTCGCCATCTCGCAGGCCACTGGCACACCTATCGACCAGGTCAAAATCCCCGCCTCCATCGCCATCTCCATCGGCATGGGCCTCAAGACACTCCAAGCCGCCGCGGGCACCCTCAACACGTTGAGCCCCGAAACCCTCGCCGCCGACATCGCGGCGATGGAATGACGAAACCAGAATCAGGAAGGACGAATGAATCATTCCTCATTCGCCATTCTGGTTTCCTCATTCCCGCCTCCGGCGGGTTTTGACACCTCGCAGCGAGCATGTCCCGCAACAAGACCTGGTTCACAATTCGTAATGCCGCCACCGCCGATGCGCCCGCTGAAATCTCGATCCACGATGAAATCGGATCGTGGGGCGTCAGTGCCAAAGACTTCCTCGCCCAGCTCCGCAGCATCGCGGCAGCGACTCCGATCACTCTCTCCATCCACTCCCCCGGCGGTGAAGTTTTCGACGGTCTTGCCATCTACCATGCGCTGAAGGCTCGCGGGAATGTCACCGTGCGCATCGAAGGCCTCGCCGCCTCCATGGCATCGGTGATCGCCATGGCAGGCACGCGGATCGAGATGCCGCGCAACG